ACCGACACACCAACCATCCCGTAGTCCTTCTCAAGGACGCCATCGAAGGCAGGGGTGGAATAGTGAACACCGATGGCAGCAACGTGCGCAAACTCGGTGAGATCGGCCTCAAGAGAGGGGAGAGTGTCATACCGTTGACACAAGTCGTGGTTTGAGATCTCAATGAACTCCTTCACAAGAACAGAGCCATCAACCTTGTAGGCGAGGGTGTTCGAGACTGACCCAACAATAAGTTTCTCGGTGCGTTCACTGAGATTCTGCTTGTATGAGCCAAATCGCTTCTTGAGAGAATCGATGAAGGGGTTGCGGAGATAGGGATACATTCCTTGAAGGAGACACGCATTGAAGAAGCGCGCCCTGGAATCAAGGTCCCCTTTACCTGGTAAATCACCAACACACCGACCGAAAGTTCGGAAGAACACCCCCAGATTGATGAGGGGTTCATACTCACCAGAAGTGGTGAGGTGAGGTGAATGCTTAAGAAGCTGCAAGTGCTCGTATCGTACACAAGGAACCACTTCCATGAGGTAACCGGCAAGCCGGCATTCTCTCTCAATCACGGAGGCGAAAGAGGCAACATCCGTCACTTCCGAAAAGTTGGCCTCAGCGAGGGCAACAAAATTCAGAAAATTGGCGAGATTGTTGATGGCAGTGGTGATGGTAGATCCCGAGAACAGAACGTTCTTAAGAGGTTTAAGCTCAACGTAACAACGCGAGTCAAGTTTCCCATTTTTGTACCGATGTATCCGAAAATTAGACCGGCACTGATCAATCAGCACCTGCCCAATCTCCACGTCCCCAATATCGCGAAAAAGCTCGAAAAGCTTAGTGGAATGGGAACGATCACAACTCTTAATGTCAAGATTACTCATATACACGACGTCACCAATGCGGAGGCTGAAACAAGCGTCATCCGAGAAACAAACGAAATACCCACGCTCAGGCGGGTGCATAAGTTTCTGGAAGACTGCTTTCAGCGCAGCGCGGTTTGGCGACGGCAAGAACTCGTATCTGACACCGTTGTGGACATAGTCCAACTTTGAGAAAGCCTCCTTGATAAGGCCAGTATACACAAAACCCTGAAGCGAAGCGGCGACACCAAGGTCACCGATGCCCCGAGGCTTCTTGCCGTTCTTGGCAATCTCCCCCTTCTTCATCTTGTAGATGAGTACCTTCTTGCCTGTCTCCCTGCAGTTGAACCACAGATCGTCGTAGACCTCGCCACTGGTGGTGACGTCGGCCCAGGCTTGAAGGCGAAGCGCGAGCTTCTGATGGGGGTCTGAATGGTGCTCTTTCGCCTCTTCATAAACCCCTTTCCATCCAGCCAGGAAGGGGGCAATGTCGCTGCGCAGCCGCACGATGGCCACGCTGTGGGAGAGGATGAACTGGTTTTGGTTGGCGCGGAGCAGAGCCTGCAGAGACAAATCGTTCTCCACGGCTCCCAACAAACGCATGGATCCAAGCTGAAAACAAGAATCACACGCGCAGTAGGTTACTCCACTATTGGACACACAGGGCCCAAAAACAGTACGATAAAAGCCATCCCCGTCCACATTGGCGTGTAAGGGGTCATCGGCAAAGCTCCCTTGCTCAGTAGGGAACCAACACAAACCACCCTGGAATACGGCTCCACCCTTAACCCTAACCAAAGCAACATCCATACTCGGAGTAAACTCGTTGTACTCTTTTGGGGACTTACACCGAACGGTGCGTAGCTTGGATATAGGCAGGACGGCCATGGACTCCATAACCTCATTGAGCTGAAACTGAGGCTTGACGGGTGCAATCGCGCGATAGGCGATGTCAACTGGCAGGGAGGCGACGACCACCCCGTTCATGACTTTGCGTTGTTCTTGCAGATAATACATTATGCTGTTAGACACCTCGTGAGGACGAAGCGCCCAGTTCTTCCAACACCGATGTTCAATCACCACAGAGGTACAGGCAGTGAAAGCTGCCGGACTGATCTCCTTGGTGGTCGGATCGATGACGACCCTTCGACGCAACGAAGGGCTTTGGAAGAGCACACTGATAATGGCTCCAAAGGCGGGAAGCTTGACTATTTGAGCTCCCCCTCCTTTCTCGAGATCAACAAAGTTCTCGTTATCACACTGTTGCCCCCCAAGCAAGGTGTCGCGACCTAAAGTTGAACGCTTGAAGAAGTTGCCGAAGGTCAACTTCCTCTTCACGCCGTAACGATCGGTAGAGATCATCTTGCCGGGGACCAGCCCACCCGAACCTCTTGCATCGACCTGGTAATCGTAACCAGGCAACATCCGCGAGATGGAGTCCATAAGACTTCGCCAACCAGAAATGGTAGTGCCCGGTCCCGCCCAAGTCAAAAAGACTGTGACGATACCACACACCACGGAGTTTCCATCCTCCGGACCAAGATCCTCGACATAAGACCAATCAGCGTAAACACTGGCAGGAAACGTCGGAGGCTCAACAGGCTCCTCTTCCGGAATAGTCTCAAGACTACCCACCTCGCGAATGCTGGCCGTGAAGGCTCTGCACTCAAGGCCCACTCGAAGGGCGTTTTCTTTAACCTCCATAGGAGGGTCAGAAGCAACCACCTCGGTAGGTGGAGGCCTCTCCTCCCCAGCGGGGGAAGGAGGAGGATCCTGATTGAGAAGTTCCTCAGGATCACTGTCGACCACCTCCACTTGGAGAGGCAAGACGACCTTCAACCCTCTGCTTGTCACAAAGAATCTCCGGCCATCAAGCCCAACCTCATAAGGGCAGCTTTCAGCGGGGTTACGTTCTTGGAACGTGGGAGTCTGACAACTCTCGGCGGGCTTGCCCCCCCTGTTTTGGTCGCGCATCTCAGCGCTCCCGACTCGAACAACGTCGGCATAGGAAGTTTTTGTCACGGTTTTCACCGGTAGTGGTAATACTTCTTCTCCCTCTCCTTCGCTGCTCGCGCCTTCCGGTAACTCCCCCCAAAGGCCAGAGAACGCATCCTGTTCTCCGGCCGTCCTCGCAGGGTCGCTACGCGAGGAGGCCTCCACCGCCGACAAACCGACGAGCTTAGAAAGCTCTTCGGGTGTGGCGGCGGCAGTGGCCTCCAAAACCTCGCATCCTTCGCAACCGAGACATGACCCAATAAAGTGTGCATGCT